AGTAATTGACGTATGCGCAGTCGAGAATAACGCTAAATTGTCATTACATGCAATATTATAGCTTTTGCTATTAAATGTCATTGTAGTGGATGCACCATTGTTGATAAGTGCTGCACCAAATTTCGAACGTGTTCGGTAGTTAGACGCAGTGAAATTAGACGCTCTTTTCTTAACGTCAAACATGTTAGCATCTTCAATCATTTCTTTTGACACTTTAAATGAATTTTTCCAAGTAGTGTCCTCGATTACCCTTGAGTAGCCGCCTTGCTCTTCTGTTTCAGGGTACGTCCCATTTTCGCCCACGTCTGAAAATTCACCCTTTTGCGTTTGTGAACTAAACTTGCTCGCGAATGAATCAGCAGGTTGCATTGAGTATATAGCTTCTAACACGTTATGTTCTGCTTTTGCAGCCGCTTCCGTGTCCATAATAAATTTCTTGATGGGATGCTGTGACTTACCATACACATCATCGTTTAGCGCGGAACTCTTTAAAAATATAGCCATTAAATATCACTCCTTTATATTGTTAGATTAGATAAATACAAATGTTCCTATGATTTTTTGAAGCGATGTGTCCGAAGTATTCGAGATTGCATCGACTTTGAAACATCCAGTAGACGCAACAACAATACCGCCAGAACTTGATACAGCAGCATTTAATCCAACGTCAGTTGTTGACCTAGCAGTTTCAGAAGAACAATGATTAGCGATATATTTAACGTTTGGCAACACTTTAAGCATTGGGTAATAAACTTCACTCGACCCGGTTGTTGCAGCCATAGTAATATAAGGCGTTACTGAAATAGGGATACCAGTTGTGCCACCTAAATGTTCAACTCCACCGGATCCCGTTGACCCAACTTTTACAAGTTTTCCGATTGGAAATGTTTGTTGCGTACTAGTTTTAATAAACTCTAATGGTTGCGCGTAATTGTATGGCGCTGAATGTACTCTTATCATTGATTATCACTCCTTATGTGTTTTGTTTTTTCCACTTCGCATACTCCGATTTCGTTATGCTTGGATCAAATTTCTTTGCGTACCGGAACTCATCTTCATCAATAAATACAGAATCCACGTCAGCACCTTTACCATCTGCCTTAATGTGGTCCTTATTATTGATATTGTTTAACGCTCTTTGTTTAGCGGCTTTCGTTTCATGTGTTAACAACTCGTCCATCTTTTCACCTTTAATCATGTTGAAGATTGCTTTAACATTTGCGTCTGGTATTTGTTGCAGATATGAGTCGATTTCCGGCTCTAACTGTTCAAAGTATTTTAGGTTTTTCAACTCTAACTTTTCTGTTTGAACTCGCGCTTGGTTTTCACGTTGTCGCATCTCTGCTTCAACTTTATCTAGGCGCATCATTCTTTCAGCCTGTTGTTCGTCATATCCTTGCTCTATATACTTCTGCTGTGCTTGTGCTTCTAATACTTCATCGAAGGTGTTGTATCCTAAATCCCTAGCTAGGTTATTTTGTTGCGCTTTTATAGCTTGTAATTCTGCCTCGGCTTTTCTTCTTGCTGCAGCATATTTATTATTGTCTGTATCCGACTGCGCAGGTTTTGCAGGTTCAGCGACTTCCTGCATATTTTCGCCTTGTGATTCTTTCTGCTTTGGTTCAGATACATCATCATCAACAAATACGTCATCACTTGGTTCGTTTGTTTCTGTTGGTTGTTGGGGTTCTTGTTCTACTTGTTCAACAGGTTCAGCGACTTCCTGTGTGTTTGCGCTTTCTTCACCATCGTTAAATAGTTGAAGATTTAATTTGATTTTTGGTAAACTCATTCGATACCTCCACGATTTTTGCGCTGTCCAGCGAATTTAAAAAGCACCCTCGCGGATGCTCTTCATTACTTAGTTCTTAAATCTCTTCCCTTGATTGCTGTCTTAGCAGGTGCAGTTCTTTCAATCTTTTCTGCTTTGACTTTTTGATTTGCTTGTTTAGTAAATCCCTTCATACTATCCCCTCCTTTCCTGGGTATTGTTTTGCTCTTTTGTATTAGCGATATCCATTTTCGCCACTTCTAGGATATTTCCTTGTTGTTTAGCTTGCTGATCTCCTCTAATCTTCATAGCTTCATTTTCGACCTTCTCTGCGTCAATTCTGACTTTGGCTGCATCAAGTTGTGTTTTCTGTTGAACCTGCTGTGCTTGTGCTTGTGATTGTGCTTGCGCTTGTTCAGCTTGTGCTTTCTCTTCTTGCAATGAAGCGTTTCTATATTCAATTGCATTCGGATAACCTAAGTCGTGCATAGCATTCCAGAATTGAGATTTATTCATAAAGCCAGTGCTTGCAAATTGCACTGTTTGAGCCATTAACCACATTTTATCTTTCGGTACTCCTTCGCCAGAGTCAGCACTAAATAAGAAGTCTGTGTTGTAATACCAAACTCCTGCCGCGTCTTGCTCCACAAAGTCATATTTGTTGAACTCGCCATACTCTACTTGTCCCGATATTTTCTTTTTAATGTATGGTCTAACATCATCATAGAAAGCCAGCTTGAACTCAAACATGATTTCGAACAATTCTTTGTAAGCATTTCGTTTGTTGAATTGTTTAGACATTAATCTACCGGACGCTTGATTGATTGATATTTGTTTGGCTAGCCCAGATTTAGCCGACGGGTCGTTCTTACCTTGGTAACTGTCTGTAATGCCTAATGTATTTTGTGCTGATTTATATTGACCTGCAATAAACTCCATATCTTGCCTTATATCAGCTTGCAGATTCATTGTTCTAATCGCTGAAAGTTCAGCCATTGATCCGCGTACAACTTGATATAATTTATTTCGTAAATCAAATTGGTGTCCATCAAGTGCAGTTATTACCGCGCCCCCACGCAATATTTTTTCTTCCACTGCGGTAACTGCTTTCTTGATAGCATCTTGTTGGTCGCGTATTACATCAACATCAGATTGCCCGCCAAAATGAAAGTTAAGCGGTACATTTTTTCTAATTACAAACGGATACCTAGTCGGACAGAAATACTTAATTTTTGTATTCTCCATCTTAGGTGATCCATCTTTATTTAAAACTGGTAAACCATCATCATCTAATACCGGACTTATAGCCGGAATAACAGACCCATCTGATTTAACAATATCTTCTTCTAATATTTCATACTCTTGCACTTCGTCTTTGTAATTTTCTTTTCCACATTCACAATCGTAATCACCACAATCAGCACACTTCTTCCTGCGTCTTGCAAAGAAATCTTCGTAATCTTCACACACAACATCATTGACCCAAGTAAACTTACCGATTTTACCTTTTTTGTCTTTGTACCATTTTGTAATAACCGTTACCTTGTTTGATATGTCACTGTTATTATCACTTGTTCCATCAATGCTGTTTATTTCTGGATACTCTTCACCCTCTGCCCTGACATTGACGTTATATCTATTTTCAACATATTCTTCGGTCTCTGATGCCATAGTGAAAAAATAGTTCATTTTCTGCAATTCAAATACCCCAGGTTGAGGGATAAAAGTTTTTGGATGCTTGTTGTCAATAAATATTTCCCCTCTGTATAAATGGTTTGTATAATCTGGATCCCATGCCACTTCAACAATCGAGAATCCTTGTATCGGGGTAATTCGCTCGTTTTCATCGTTAACCCTGTAGATATCGCTTTCAAGTAAATCGTTCTTTAACGACTCTTCTACGACCGCTGATAGCAATTCTTTGTCGCGCCTTTTCGATACTACAGCAGGTTGAGGAATTGTCGGGTCAACTTGTGATTCGATAAACTCAAAGATTATATTGATTACATTGTTCGCTAACTTGTTTTTGCCCGTTGTAGACCTAACACGTTGGTTAACATCCTGGTCAACTCCATGCGTCCCAAGAAATAGCTTTTCCCTGTCATCCATGAGCGTATCATCATAGTTTGATTTAGCTTGATTGAATTGGTCTTGCGCAAGCCTTAATTTTTGGTTCTCATTCTTAGTCGATTTAAACTCTTCTGCGCTATCTTGCAGTTTGCTCATGAAATGTTTTGCTCCCGACTTTAGCTTGTTAATCAAACGATTCACCGCCTTTCAAAATTTTTGCACAAAAAAAGAGCCTAGACAAAAGGTTATTATCCTAATGCCTAGGCTCGGTGGTACGTCAATGCGTCCGATGTAGCTCTAGTTAAGTTGTTAGTTCACTGCTTAAAAACTGAATGCTA